TCCCTGTGTTATTAAACGGGCAAACCTTGTATATTCCCCTATTCAGAGCTAGTTAAACTAGTCTTTTTTTATATATTTGACCAAAAAAAGAGGCCCGAAGGCCTCTTTTTCTATGAACAATCAACCAATTAACCGTTCAGATTCCAGAGTCTCAGTTTCTCTGGGCTTATGGAATCAAAACCATTGAATGCAGAAACTGTTTGAACAGTTTGTGCTGTGTTGAGAGTGTATGCATAAGATCCATTGCCATCTTTCAACAACACTGCAAAAGGTTTGCCGTTATAACTACTAGCAACACGTGCTGCAGTGGTCACACCATCTATCAAGAATTGAACAATGTTGTTGCCAGTTTGTGTGGCTTCAGCATTGAAAAGAATGGCACTTGCATTGGCACCAAGGCTGTCAGATTCTACACATTGTTCATCATGGCCATATATTCGGGCATGCAGGATTTGAACCTGCGACATCTAGCTCCCAGGGCTAGCGCACTACCAGACTGTGCTAATGCCCGTAAAATGTATGGGCTGCTCGGGTAGGGATCGAACCTACGACCAATGCATTAACAGTGCATCGCTCTACCGCTGAGCTACCGAGCAATTGGGCAGAAGTGGATTCGAACCACTGAAGGCGCAAGCCAGCAGATTTACAGTCTGCCCCGTTTGGCCACTTCGGTATCTGCCCGTAAAGTATATATCAAAAAACTCGCACCTGACAGGACTTGAACCTGTGGCCAATGGTTTAGAAAACCATTGCTCTATCCAGCTGAGCTACAGGTGCAATTGAAAATGGTACCTCCGGTTGGATTTGAACCAACATTATGCTCAAATCTAGAGCGACTACATTATAAGTGTAGGGTCTTAACCAGTTAGACGACGGAGGCAAAATAACCTCCTATCGTATTCGCTTGGTCTTCTTCTTTTTGAACAGAAGAAATGCACCAATGGAGCTAGTGATTAATATGATGCTGAAGAAGACTGTGTACATGCCTATATTATGGCTGCAAATGAGTGCAGTGCAACAATAATATCAATATGCGGTAGATTAAATGCAGTAACAATTTAATATATAATCAATGCCAGTGTGGCTCAGCGGCGACAGCACCGCTTTTGTAAAGCGGAATACAAACACCGGGGGTTCGAGTCCCTCCACTGGCTCATTTGCGGGATGGTGTAATGGTAACACTGGTGACTTTGGATCACCCTTTCTAGGTTCGAATCCTAGTCCCGCAGAGTAATTTCAAATCCCGTCCAGGTCATTTAGCAGAGGAAAATTCTTATCTTTGTCTGATATTATCATGTGCTCTGTTTTGACCGGCCATTGTATGCCAATTGCTGCATCATTAAAATTAATACCTGCATCATGTTGTTTGTTGAAATGAGAATGTGTGATGAGATAGCTGAAACATGCTCCTTCACTCAACACTACAAAACCATGAGCAAAACCTGGAGACACATACAATTGATGTTTGTTTTCAGACGATAGCTCTGTTCCAAACCATTTGCCAAAAGTATCAGAATTGCGTCTTATGTCCACCACCACATCAAAAATACTACCATGGCTGCATCTCACCAATTTGCCTTGTGCATGTGGGTCCTTTTGAAAATGCATGCCTCTCATGACATTTTTATGAGAGAAAGAATGTTTTTCTTGCAACACTTTGCATGGCATGCCATTCTGGGCAAATACCTCATCATTGTAGCTCTCAGTTAACCACCCTCTGTGGTCTTCATAACAGGAAGGTTTTATTAATTTCACACCATCCAAGGGTGTATCTTCAAAACTTAAATTCATTTCACTTTCCAAACAACCAGAGAATGGCCTTCAATAAAATAGCTGCCAGTAAAAATTCTCTGTTTCTTTATGATTTCGATTTTACCTAATTTTTCCAGCTGCTCCAAATATGGCAGGAAGCCATTCAAATAATTTCTCTTTCTGAAATATTTTATTGACAAGAAGTCTAGCAATTCATCTTTATTTAACAATTCGTCAATTGGCTCCAAGTGTACACATATGGCAGGTCTTTTCTCTAATATGTAATCAACGAAATCTTTGAACTTGTCCCCAACTTGCTCCAGGGCAGCTACTGTATAGATGCCGCAGTTTTCAGGAAAAACAAATTCTCTGTTGGGCGAGAAAAAGTTGAAATTAACTGCATTGATATTTGTTCCAGTGTTGCTGTTTATTTCTTTGATAATTTGTTGTGATGCTTGTGTCCAATCTGATCCCCAGTAGTTCTTACCTGGCATTGCATCATTTAATCTAAGCAAATGATAACCTGGCCCACAGCCAAATTCAAATATGGCAGAGCAGTCTTTGAGATAATGACTCATGATACTGTCCACAAATATGGTATGAATGTTGTAATCAAATTTCTTATTTACAGGGCTTATGATTTGCTTCATCCACCTGACATATTTTCGTTTGCTGTGATACTTTGGTATCAAATCAAAGGTATCTTTTGAGTTTAAAAAGTTCTTCAAATTCTCTCCCCACCCATTCTCCCATTCAGTTATTCTGTGCTCACCAGATTGAGTAATATCTCTGGTCAATACACTGATCACGTCAATGAGATAATCATTGTATTCGGTTTCTGTTAGATCATAGTAATCCAGATTGCATGTGACTAATCTATTTCTTATATGTGGGAGCAATTCAAACCCTAGTATGCGCTCAATTTGAGCAGGTGTTACGGTGTTCATGTTGACAGTAGTTTGTACCAGTCTATTGTTTTATCAATGCCAGTGTTAAGATGCACAAATTTCTCTTTCTTAAATTCATTTATGTATCTGGAACAGCTCACATTCACAATCCTGGGGTTGCCTTGCAAGGGTTGCTGAAATTCAGGCAGTATGATTCCTTTCCTGAGACTCTTGGCAATGGTTGCAGCCAGATCATAAATGGATGTTCTGGACATGCCCCCCACATTGTAAACAACATACTTGCCATGCAGACAAATGTTCCACAACATCTCCACTGCATCAGTAATGTAGCAATATGTACGTACCGCAGTGCCATGATCCATAAGAACAATATTCTCTTCTGTTAACCCTTTTTTTATGAAAGTATTGAACACTCTATCATCATCCATTCTTGTACCTGGTCCATAGGCAAGCGAGAGACGGGCAATCTTAATGTTATATCCATGATCTGTAAAGGCATGACAAATGGATTCTCCGCATTTCTTACCTTCAATATAACAAGATCTAAAATGATTGGTATTGGTATTGCCCATCATGTCTTCCGTGATATTGTCATGATCTATGCCATTGTAGACTTCGCTGGAACTGACAAATAGGAACTTACCATCCTTGTTCAAGTGCTCCAGCAATCTAACTGTGGCTTCAGTATTAATTTTAATGGTCTTGATTTTATCTTTTATGAATTTCAATGGCTGACCATAACCTGCAGCATGAATGATGCAGTCATAATTGGACAATTGTTCAAACAACTTTAAATCTGTTATGTCACCACATATGTGTTTGCTGGAACCGAGAACTGGGGCAAAATACTCTGGTATAGGATTGTTGGTCCATATGGTCACATTGATGTTGTATTTCTCCTTGATTTGGTTCAAGGTTGCAACCAGGTACAGTCCTATGAGGCCAGATGCACCAGTGATCAAAACATTCTTATCTTTTAGCGGTGCAAAGTCTACACTGTCCACCACACTCTTGGCTTCATTATTCAGCAGGTTAACCATCTGTTTATTGTATGCTCTAAACCGATGAAATCTAGACCTAAGAAGCTGTCATGCTCTTTTTTGGTGCCATAATTTGTTAAGAATTGACGAGGCACACCTGCATTGAAGATGCAATATTCTTTGCCGGTAAGTGCTCTGTTTATTAGAAAATTAGTACTTCCAGAATAAAAAGGTTCTATGACTATAATTTTGCTATTAAAATTATCCAATAACAGTTGACCATCAAACGGTTCAATGGTAGTATAATACAGGATGGTTACATCTTTTTCTTTGCATGCTTCCAGTGTTGATTGCAGCATATTGCCATAACAAACTATGGTGGCTTGTTTGCCAGTTTTAATGATTGAACCTTTGCCGAATGTAATATCAACGTCTGCATTGTTCTCTGTTTCACTCAGTCTGAAATATGTTGGATAACCATTGCCATAGGCACTTCTCAACAAGCAGTCAAATTCTTTTGAAGTGCCTGGAATGACAATTTGCATGTTGGGTATGCCAAGCAAAGCATTCACATCACCTGGGCAGTGATGAGTGCAACCAAGTGCAGCATAATCATAAGAGGCGCCAACGCTAATGAAATTACCATTCAATTTTTGATATCCAAAATCCACTTTCAACTGTTCAAAGGAACGTTCCACCAGAAATGGTGCTATGGTGTGAACAAAAGGCACCAAGCCTGTTTTTGCCAGTCCAGCTGCCACACCCACTGTGCTCTGTTCCAATATTCCTATGTTGTAAACTCTGTTGGGTATGTTTTTAAGTTCATCACGAAATCCAAATACACCAATGTCTCCGAGCAAGAGAACTGTTTTATCATCAGAATTTAAAATCTGCTTCAATGTTTCTACAAATTGCTTTCTCATAATTTTATGCTTGTTCCAGTTCTCTGTGTATTGCTTGTATTTGATCTTGGGTGGGAGCTTTGTGGTGCCATTCAGGATTATTTTCCATGAACGATATGCCTTTGCCTTTGATGGTGTTGGCTATGATAAATGTTGGTCTGCTTGAGTCCACATGGTTCAAACTGTTCCATATATTCTCATGATCATGTCCATCAATTTCTAAGCAGTTCCAATTGAAAGAAGATATTTTTTGATGAACATTATCCAGTTTGAGAGCTCGGTCACCAGAATGATTGTAGTCCATGATGCATGTTAAATTGCTCAAGTTGTGATGTGCAGCCAGCAGCAATGACTCCCACACACTGCCCTCATTCATTTCTCCATCACCTATGAGCACAAACACTCTTTTGTCTTTGTTCAATATTCTATAACCAAGAGCAATGCCAATTGCCATGGGCAAGCCATGACCCAGAGAGCCTGTGGATGCTTCAACACCAGGCAATTTATCACATGGATGGCCTCCCAGCAAGCTATTGAATTTGCAAAAGTTATTAATATCCTCAGTTAACAAATTAAATTCATTCAGAACAGCATACAATGCCAGAGACGCATGACCTTTGCTCAAAATGAATCGATTGCACTCGTTCTTATCTTCATTGTTGAATATAAAATTTTTATACAGAACATGGAGAATGTCCAGAATTGATAATGAGCTGCCCAGGTGTCCCTCTTTGCTAACATGCGCGAGGGTCACCATAGTCTTGATGAGGGCTTTTGTGTTCATACACTATTGTTTATCAGTTTGAACACCCATATCACTGAAAAATTCCTTTAGTTCGTCTTCCAGCCAGGGCTTGTTGAAGCTGCACTCCAAATCACATTTGGATATTTTTTCAGCAACTTCCTCAGCATTCTTAAAGTATATGGCATCTTTGTATGATGCTTCAGTGGTGTAAAAATCCAGAGTATTGTGATAAACTTGATGAACAGGAATAGAACCAGCCAGCAATGATTCGTAGAATTTAAAATGGAAACTGTTGCTATCATTGGAGTAAGGTGACAGAATGAATCGGTATGATGCAAAGGTGTTGATGTAATCATTCCAGCAGCTACTGCCATGTGGAGCTATGTCCAGCTCTATGGTTTTCTTCAATTCATCACACAGCACTTGTCTGTGTGGGTACATTTTACCAATGAACAAACATTTGTTGAGCTTTTTTTCTGGTGCTTTGACAGCATCTTTGTAGTGTCGAGATATACAACATCTGGCAATTTTCTTGTTCAATTTAATTGAATCGTCCACATCAATGACTCTTTGATGTAACAATTTAAATTTTTCCAGATTTTTTTGTATGTCTCTGTTCCATGGATACAAAGAAGTGTGTATGTATTCTGCAGTATAAATGCATGCAGGTATGTTTCTTTTGTTTGCTTGTTCAATGAAGGCATCATTGTCCCATATGGCCCTGTGGGGTATGAAGTGCTCGTTGCCACAAAACAGCAGATCCACATCATGCAAATCTTCAATGTTATTGACTAATTTTACTGAATTGAACAAATTATTCACAGCGTGAAAATAGCTGGAGAGAAACACACTCTCAGAATAATTGACATCACAAATTACACCTATATTCATAGGGACGTATTTAACTTGTTAATAATCATAGGTGTTGCATATATTATATATTAAACATAAGGAATGCAATGGCACCGCATAAGTAATAATATGAAAGATAAGCTTGTTGATTTATATTATACAGTGAAATATTCTCTACTCAACATCGTAGATTCTGTGCGCTACAGCATCGAGGATTTAATTTACTTCGTTACAAGCAAATTCGAAAAAGTTAAAGATGTGGTAATAGATGAAATTGAAGAAGTTATTGAGGAAGTCAAGCCTGTAAAGAAGAAGAAAAAGAAGTCCTCCAAAAAGAAGAAAAAATAAATTCGGCCAAATTCCCATAAATAATACATGGGAGAGGATTTCGAGCGCTACAAGCTCATCACTTTAGAAAACTACAAAACCATACACAACAGCATAACAAAGAAGCTGGCCATGCAGATTTTGTCATGCAGCAGCATGAAGACTCTGCTCAAGTTGAGAAAAAAATTAGGCATGGATGGATGTAAAAAAAGATAAGTTCTTGCTAAGTCTTTCTTTTTCTGAATCTGGAGCCTCTTCAATTAGTTTGATCAAAGCCGAATGACCTTGCGCAAATCTGGATGTGTAGTAACAAGCCAAACTGTATTCATCCAGAATTCTCCATCCATAGGTTTCAGGCTCAGAGAATAAATTAGAATTGTTCATTTTGCATGCAAGACCTCTTTCACTGAACATGTGTGCCAAATTGTACTTCTTGGTCAACCTGAACATTCTGCTCACCTCACAATAACATTCTGCTCTGTATGGGTCTGTGTCTATTCCGTTTAGAAAAGAATCTATTATGCTTTGTGCGCTCTCACCTGTCAATTGCTTCAATCTGCCTTCGTTTAGATAAGAGATGTATATCTCTTGAAACCAGCCACCTTGTGTGGCTCTCAAAGAATATTTAGCCAAAGCTCTCTGATGTTCGTTGCAGTCTCTGTAGCTCTGTGCACAATAGAATGTGTATCTGGATTTAAGAAACAAATCATCCTCCCTGCTAATTGCTTCTTCCAGTATTACAGAATCCTTTTTGAATTTTTGCAGATCATCACTGCGGTGTCCATCAGTAAATGGTATGATGTAAACGTCCTCAAGTATGCCTTTTGTGTATGTCTCTTTGCAATCAACAAATTCATGCAGAACACCGCAGTAATGAAATGGTTTTTTGTTGCTGATTAAGAATGGTCTCAGATACTGTATGTTGCCATATTTGCATGTGGTGTAATAGAAATCCTTGTCCAGTGCTGGTATTGTGCCCTTAACGTCTATGACTTCATCTGCATCCAATACCAATGCATAATCCACATGTGTGAGCTGTCTCAGTCTCTCCAAAGCCTTGGTTCTGTTGTGGGCAAAATCCACAAAAGGCACAACATTACAATCCATATCAATGTTGTTCAAGCTTGCCCAATTTTTAATCACATCCAGTGTATTATCCGTTGATCCGGTGTCTTGTACATACAGAAAATTAATGACATTCTTGATACTGTCTAAGCACCTTGTGATGATCTTGCTCTCATTCTTCACTATCAAGCAACCTGCTATAACCATCTAGAATTTAGGTGTTTATGTAGTAAAATTCAAGCTTTAAGAAATAAATAATATTGACATCATGTTATCTAATATACTTTTTAATGTTGATTTGCAACACAATATAACACTTATTATAATTTCCTTTATAACTGGTATATTGAGCCCTATGTTGGTTTCATGGCTAAATCATAAAATTAAGAATGATGATGCACAGCAAGTGGGGAGAAAGGAGGATGAGATGTCACAATTCATAAGACACAACTCAAAGATTGATGAAAGACTGGAGGTGCTGAGAGAGGAAAATAATTTTGACAGAGTTTGGATTGGCAGGTTTCACAATGGTGGGGTGTTGTATCCTCAAGACATGTCCAGAATATTTCAAAAAATTACTCTGTTGTTTGAATCCTGCAGAAGAGGCATTTCTTCAGAAATTAAGACCATACAGAACATACCTGTGACTGTGTTCACCACCATGTTGAGGGGAATACTGGAAAAAGAGCATTTTGGAATACCTGATTTGCAGCACAGCAGAATCAAAGATGAGAGCTTCAGAGAATTCATGTTGAGCAGAGGCGTGAAAGGATTTTACAGTGCAGGTGTGAAGTGTTTGGATAATAAATTCATAGGAATTTTGGTTGTGGAGAGTGTTAATGGGGAGTTGGTGTTAACTGAAAAACAGCAAGAAACCATCATGCTTGAAGCAAAGATTTTGGGCGGCTATTTGATTCAGAAATAGTATTGATTTGTCTGTTTTGTGGTTATAATGTACGTATGTTTAATAAGATTCGGCCCTGTAGTCCAATGGCAGAGACAAACGACTTAAAATCGTTGCAGTGTGGGTTCGAGTCCCTCTTGGGCCGGTTATGACAAAAAGCAATTCATACACATCTGCAGATATCTTGGGGAAAAAAATTATATTCACCCCATCTTTGAGTAGGCCTTATTCCATTTCAGAAGGAACTGTAAAAAAGTTCTCTACTCACAACCGATGCATCAAGATTGGCGATTCATGGTTTGTCTTGGATGACATCAAAATATTAGATTTTAATGAAGAGGAAGTATCCAACTCACCTAACAGTGAATCAATTGGCTTCAAGATGCGCTGAACTGTAAAGCTTCACGCTATTTAACAGACTCTTGTTCTTACTGTCTTTGATTTGATTGAGAAATGATTCTAGGTCTTTAGGTAGACACTTACCACCAAATCCCCTATTTTCCTCAAAAACAGCAGTGTGTAGCGCAGAAATACGTTCATCTAAAAGAATATTCTCCCTCAATAATTTATAATCAACATTGTATTGTTTGCATATGTCAAAGATATTGTTGAAAAACGCTATCTTGGTGGCAAAGTAGCTGTTTATGCTGTACTTCATTAGTTCTGCAGTTTCAAAATTAACAAAAGAATATTTTTTACATGGTCCAAAGACAGATAAGAACAAGTTATAAACTTTGTTTGTGTTCTTATCTTCTCCAGCCATCACAAAAAATGGCCATTTGATAAGATCACCGTCAAAATTGGTGGGGTTGAAGTATTTTGATTCGCTCAAGAATTCTGGACAGTAAACAATGTTATGTTCTTTGGATAATTCCCTGCTTGTGCCCACTGGCACAGTAGATTTAAGAATATAGACGTCCGAGTCAATCTTGTTCAAGCTGTCGTGCACATTGGTTAGATCCGTGCTTCCATCGATGGTATTTGTTGGCACACATATGAAACAAAAGTCAAATTTTTCCTTTAGCTTCTCCTGCTGTGGACCAAGTATACTGCATGTAAAGTTTTTGGAGAAAGCTTTGTATACTGATCTGCCCACAAAGCCGTCACCTATGATGCAAAGCTTAAGCACAATACATTTTAACAGTTAACTTTTGTGTTGCAACTGTTAATTTGTGATATAAAATATATTATGTCAGATATTAAAGTGAGAAAATTACCTGAAGGCGGGTGGGGCATATTCACTGTGGACAAGAAAACCATGACTGAAAAGCAGACTGGTTACATTGGCTCTGGTCTAGATGTGCAAGGGTTCTTACCTGCAGGTGCAGAGCTTGAAGAATAAAGAATTATCCAAGTTTAATCAGGCAGTACAACTAAGCAAAATATTCTAGTTGCAAATATTATCAGTTCCATTATAATAATAATATCCTAAACGGTACTTGTGTTGGAGTACAGCACAAGGGAAGGCAGAGAATAATAACAATCTCTGCCTTTTTTTTTGGCTACTGCATTATAAGTAAAGCATGATAGATTTATATTACAGAATAAAGCTTAAGATTTTAGAATATATTTCAAAAAGAATATTGATTCATAACATGAAGAAGCGCAACAGAGTAAACAAATGTCTGTATGATTGATACGTTGATTGCTTTTGGCTGCAGCAACACTTTTGGTGCTGAATCAATTGATGATTTTGATCATAACAATCCTGACAACATAAATCATAGCTATGCAAAGTATCTGTCGGATTCATTACAATGTAAGAACTATTATAATTTAGCACAAAACGGGCTTTCGAACTTTGAAATCACTAGACGAATTTTTAAAGAATTACCAGACATAATAAAAAAACATGATGCTGAGAAGATATTTGTCATTGTAGGCTGGACTGATTATAACAGACTTAGACTGTATTTGAAACACATCATACCGTTCAAAGAAGCATTCAGACAGATCATAGATATATGTGAATATCCTCTTTTGTGCAAGTTTTTTCCCAAGCAATTCAAACCTATTGACACCGAAGTAATGCGGGATATTGGATTTGATGTGGATACAGTTATAAAACAATATCCCTTCATGGAGCAATTTTTACTTGGTGTGATGAATTATTTGTTCAGAACTCCATCATTCTATATCATGAACACTTATGCAAAATTAGCAGCTGAAAATTATTTACTAAAGGAGAACCTAAAATTTTTAACTCTTCCAACATTAAGATCTCATACCATAAGCGGTACAATACTAAACCATCTTGACCCAGAGCGAGATAAAACATTTATAAATTCAGAAAAAATATTAAACAAAAAAAATAATATATTTGAACATGATGAAGAAGGGGTTTATAAATTTTCCGCATTAGAGAGTTTCAAGCAATACGGTATATCCAAGAGTGGCGGTCATTTGAGAGCTGCGGCTCATGAAGAACTAGCCAAATATCTATATAGCGAAATAAAAGACAGAGGCATTTTATGAACATCTGGGGAATTTCCGCTGGAGGACATGATGCATCTGTGTCCATTGTAAGGAATAATAGGATTGTTTTTGCTTCACAATCAGAAAGATTTTCCAGAATAAAAAATGATAAAGAGTTGAGTGTTGATTTGTTGAATTGTGCTTATTCGTTTGGCAATCCAGATGTATGCATGTGGTATGAGAAGCCACACAAACGTTTCTTAAGAAATATTATCTGGGATAAGAAGATAAATTTCTTTAATGCAAAGAAATATCTTGAAAATTTAGGTATTCTTACAGAAATAAAATACTGCAACCATCATGATTCACATGCAGCAGCGTGTCTGTATACATACAGTGGAAATGCAGAGAACAGCTTAATTTTCATAATTGATGCAGTTGGGGAGCTGAATTGCATGTCAACTTATATTGTGAAGAACAACAAGCTCAAGATTTTAGATGTGATAAATTATCCCAACTCATTAGGACTATTTTATTCTGCAATGACGGATTTGCTTGGATATAAAGCCAATGAAGAGGAATACATAGTGATGGGCATGGCATCTTACGGAGATCCATACAGGTTTTATAACAGGGTGAATGATAGGATTTTCAAGAATGGTTTCAAACATTTGTATTATTTGAACAGGGGATGCCGGGGCTTGTTTGAAGATAATACTATTACAAGATACAAGTTTGATATAGCTGCAGCAACACAGAAAATATATGAGGATAAACTGTTATCATATGTTAAGAAACAGCTGTATAAATATAATTCTAAAAAAATAATGCTAGGTGGGGGCTGTGCTTTGAACTGCACTGCCAACAGCAAGTTGATTAATTTGGTTGACGACATCTACATATTTCCTCACCCTGGTGATGGGGGTGCAAGCGTTGGAGCGGCATTGCTTTATAAAAAGAAAACCATACAATTTAATAATGCATTTCTGGGATTTCAAGAACCAGATCAGAGCATTGAATCAGTGGTTGATAAGATCATCAAGGATGGATTTTGTTTTGTAGTTAATGGCAAAGCTGAATTTGGACCTAGAGCCTTGGGAAATCGATCCATACTAGCAGATCCAAGAGATAAAAACATGCAAGATAGGATTAATAACATAAAGGGTAGAGAGCTGTTCAGACCATTTGCCCCTAGCATATTATTAGAATATTTTGATCAATATTTTTACAGCATGGGTATAGGTGCATCTCCCTACATGCAATACACATTTAAATGCAAGAAGCCAACTGCCATACCTGCAACTGTGCATATAGATGGAACCTCCAGAGTTCAAACTGTGGATTCTAATAATCCCTTCTTATATGAAGTATTAAAATTATGGTTTAAGAAAACCAACTGCCCGGTGTTACTCAATACCAGTTTAAATATAAAGGGAAAACCGCTTGTGAACAGTTTGAAAGATTTATCAGAGTTTTGTTTGATTGATAATAATATCTAAGTATTTGTCTCTTATGATTCGAGCATCACAAGAACTACAGCTTGATCCCTTGTGCTCTAATTCACCAAAATATTTTTCTCTTAGTTCGCTACATTCTTTAATCCCTACCGGGCAAGGCTTGTCTTTATCAAAAAAATCAAGAATATACATTACTCTATCTCCCTGATAGTCATGAAACACTCAGCAAATTCCCTTCCACACTCCATGCCTCTTGATCTGGACAAAATCTCTATGCCATATGGCGATCTGGGATGAGGCATATACTTTTGCTCTGTTGAATAAGCCTGCATGGCCTGTATCTTTAAATTGAGCTGTTCTTGTGTTAATTCTATGTATTTGTTAGGTAGAAACATATTATGAGAAATCTTTGGCGACTGATCTGTGGAGCTGGGGATTTCCCCCACCAGGAAGCTTCCAACTTTAAGAGGTCCCCACACTCTTACCAATCTTCTGACTGCTTCATATGTAATATTATGGTCTTGATGGTTGTCTCCCCAAAACGTAGTATACAGTATATCCGGGTTAATATCACTCAACTCTTTTTCCAAAGCTTTATACAGATCTAGCGGCCTGTTGCTAATGGTATCCTCTGAAATGAGCATGTGTCTAATATTCTGATATTTCAAGATTTCTTTGGCTTTATGTGAATCAGACAACTGTGTCTTGGTTCTCTCATCATGTGGTGCTCTGCATATGGTGACTGTAACAATGTCTCCATTCAATACATGCTTCTGTATTACTCCACCGAAACCCAGGGCTTCGTCATCACCATGTGGTACTATGATAGCGACTTTATTCATTTGTTATTATAGGCTTAATTTTACAGGTGAAATCATGAATATCAATGTCTATAGCCTTTAATTTATTGACTTCATTGTTGTAGTTATGCAGGAGGCGTTTTAAAATTACTCTGGCCAAACATCTGTCATTATTCTTTATGATATTTTTTATCACATAGGAGTCAAATTGCTCCTCTATCTTGTTGCCATACCATGGTTTATTGTGTCCAATGAGTTGGTAATTTCTATTGGATTTAAAAGAATCTGATGTTAGACGATCAGTTAAGAAATTATATTTTTCATCTAACCAAGTGAATTTATGAAAATTAGTTATTGTTTTTAAGAAATAAGTATTTAAAATTGGCTCATCGCTCTCCCATTTTTTATTTTTAATGTAGGGATCATGAGGAGGAGTAGATAAGGAAATTTTTATCAAATCATCCCTAGTTTCATCTCTTAAGAAAGTTTTATCTATTAAAAGCAAACCACCCTCAAATCCAGTTTCTAAATTAATCTGTTTTACCTGATTTTTAGATGCAGGACATGCTCCAAACTTTACATTATGAGAAAACACTTCATCAACACTCAAATTAAACAAAATATCACAGTCAAAAAATAATATTTTATCATATTCTTTTAGAGTAAAAATATCGAATCTATAATTGCAATTATATGTCCATACTCTCCATTGCCCGCTATATTTGCAATTGTCATAGAGTGATGTGTTTATTTTTTTAAAGATAATATTTTTATATATCTTTCTTAGAAGGTTTTTACTATCTTCTGAAAGAGTACCCCATTCGAATATGATTAGATCCATGTGTAACCCCGGGCTGCTATTAACAAGTGAATTAATTGTAAGTAGGCCACCAGGTAAATATTTGTCGTCTAATAATGTTACTAGTGCCTTTTTCATTTATCTTTTCACTATTGGCCAACACGAAAATTTAGTAACATCTACACCATTGGTATTAAAAGAGCATACTTTAGATGGCCTGGGATGTATTCTACCAACGCAATCCATTATGTTGATGTTTTTTTGCTGACTCAAATTAAGCGCAGTTGTCTTGTAAATTTCTATGAGATCTTTGATTAAGTATATATTTGAGTAGTGACCCTCCTTGTTGGTCATCTCCTTGAATATAAAACTGTCAAATCTTTCGTCCATACGTTCTCCATACCATGGTTTGTTATGGCCTACGAAATGGTAGTTATTTTTATGCTTCATTTTTTCAGAAGTTAATTTAGTAATCTCTAAATTGTAGCTTTCTGGTAGAAAAGTTACTTTGTTATGAAAATAGACGTTTAGTATGGGTTCATCGCTTATCCATTTATCTGTATTGAGATTCTCATCCTCAAGCGGCTTACTGAGCGCAAGCTCAATCAATTTCATTCTCGTATCATTGTTTAAATATTTTTTACCCACAAGAAGCAACCCACCTCCAAATCCGTCTATCTTGTTGGTCTGAGAAACTTTTCTCGGATTTGCAGGACATGCACCAAAATCTACATCATGTGCCAACATATCACTCAAATCTATCTGAAAGATTATATCACAATCAAAAAACAAAACTTTATCATATTGCTCTAACACAAAAATATCAAACCTATAATTGCAATTATATGTCCACTCTCTCCATGTGGAATCATAGAAACATTTATCATATAAATTGGTATCAATCCTTTTATAAATCACCTTGTCATACACTTTGGCTATTTTGTCCCTACTCTCATCAGATAGTTCACCCCATTCAAGTACTATGATATCGAAGTCTATATTTTTTGTACTCTGTGTAATAGAGAATAGTGTTAATAGAAAACCTGCTAAATACTTATCATCCAAAATTGTCGCTATGCAATTCTTCATATCATAACAAATTGTGTTTTTTTAATAAATTATAAAACAGTGTTGTCGGTATGGGTTCGTTCCAAGATCTTTTCAATTGCTTGTTCCATCTGCCGGTGGAGATTGCTTCATTGCACCAGTGTATAGCATACTTTGGTAGCTCTGTATCTCTGGTGACAAATGATGTGGCAACATACTTTAGAAGCATGTGTGAATTATCGTCACCAAACCAAGTCACAGGACATATGTGTTGTCTCATGTTGTGCTTCAGAACAACATCCCTTAGAATTTCCACAGGTCGAATCCAGCTGTTATTGTCTGTATTAATGACCTTCTCGGTTTCAACTATGCAATCTTCCATAACTTTGCACCCCTTGGGTGTTTTCATGATGTTGCCAACTAATTCTGTCTTAACATGAGGTCTGAATAGAAGCTCATGTAATTTATCGATTTCCTCAAAGCTGTTAAGACATGTCACATCCATGTCACAATACCACCCACCAATTTTTAACAAAAGATAATATCTAAAAATATCAGAAAAACCTCCATAGCTTCCCTTTCTGCAATCACCTGTGCCAGTATAAGAAAAAACTCTATCTTCTGGTATAATCTCTCTAGCATCCTGTACCTGCACACCAGCTGGTACATTGGCAAGCTTGGTGTTGTATGCCCATAGTACTGATTCATGACCATGATCTAAGAACGATTTGAGAGTCAATTGTTCCATCTTGCCAATGGAGTCACCTATCCAGAGGAAATTAACTCTCATAAATGTACGAAGGCATTGGTTGCATGATACTTGGCCAATAGCTTATTATATCCTTGACAGTTGTACGGTTGTTCAGACAATCTATGTTTATGTCTTTGAGTAAAGATATGTATTCCAGGGTCTGCCTCTTAGATTCTTTAATGCATTCATCACTTGCATCAATGTTGCTAAGCTTGTCAAGCTGCACATTTAAATCCATGATTATTTTTTGCCTTTCACTATCTATCAAGTCAAACCACCTGAATTTTAGAGCATTAATAAACCTAGCATCTTCATTGTCAATCTGATTAGAATCAATGCCCAGAACATATAATGAGGGAACAATTGTCAGCAGATTGGGTAAGTTTTCATTCTGTTCACTATGCAGAAAGAATTTTTCTTGAACATCATTTTTTATAGTTGTCAATATTTCGTCACGATTTTTATCATCGACAGTGCTAGGAAAGAATCTAAGATAATATACTTCCTTCATTTGCTCTAAATTTAATTGTTCATACAAATCTATATGATAAGATTTATATTCTTTAAAGTTTAACTTTAATTTGATGATGGTACTTTTAATATTGTTGATGTAGGTCTCGTTGGTTAAAAGAAAATCATCACCAAGTTGTTGGAAGGATGGGGTCGGTGAAATCAAATCTTCCAAGGTAACATCTTTTGGAGCTCCTATATACTCGATGAGAGATATCTTAATACTATCTATATCAAATTTTCTCTCCAGAATAACATCCACAATATCATCTTCAGCAAAATCTGTAACAAACCCAAAGGTATCAAGCCATTTCTTTTGTGCTATAACAACATAATTGTTTTTACCTTTGTGTGGAAAAACTAGTCTTACAACAATGCCTTTAGTTAGTACTTTTTTGGCTATTTCGTTTAATGTTAACATTTTCTAAGTTTTCTATAATATTCTGAATTAAAGGTGATTTTTTTATTATATTAATTATCATTTTATTCACCAAATTCAACACACGGGGAAGCGGCTTAATATAGTCAATGATAAGTACTACTCTACGCTCTGCAGAATTATTAATTGCTTCATGTAACAAGGTATCATCAAATATAAAGCTTTCACCCTCATGCCAATAAGTCTTGTTGTTGTCAATGTTAATAAAGACATCTTCTGAATCAGGCACAACAATGCCCAGGTGATATCTTAATACACCGTTGAATACCCCTCTGTGTGGTTTGATGTGTGTTCCAGGTTCCATGACTGAAAATAATGCAGACACAATACGGTTTTTGCTACAACTTATGATCTCATGTGTTAATGGGCATAGAGAACAGTTGGCTTTGTTGTAATAATCAAAGACCTTCAATACCAAGGTTCTCCATTTGTTCTGATCTTCAATCCTCAACTGTTCTTTTGATATTTCACCTGCAGAAGGAATATTATTTGTGTTGTAATGGTTTAAAAACTCACGCTTTATGCTTTTGAAATTGAGTTTGAGACTTTTATCAAATTCAGGCAGAGCCATATTGTTATATTTTCTGGATACTTTTTCAAAAGTTTGAATGATTGCTTTGCAAAAAAGTCTGGATGCTTTGTATTTTATAGAAGTAGAATTAATCATTTGTATTCCAAAATCTCATCTCCAGAGAAACTCTAGTTGTGTCTTTATTGAAGTTATAACCACCACCGTGAATGGTGTAGGGCGTGAATACCATTACTTGTTCAGGTCCAGGATTGGGTGTAATTAAATTGAGACCTCTCACTGCAGCAACTGTTGCCGGATTGGTATACTTAACGCCATTCACGCAGGCATCTCCATATGTACGTACTATTTCAGATTCAGACCAGAGATGGCTGCCAGGAATAATGGGGAGAGAGGAATCCTCTGTACTGCCAGCCAGAGGGAAGTACAGATTCACTGCACCACGACTTCTGTCCAGATGCACGTCGCGATGAGGGGGATTGTTGTCTTTGTAGTGCTGTGGACGCACTACTCTGATCCAGAAATGTTTAACAGTGTAGCTCTTTCCATCACCCAACTCGAATATCTTTCTGGCTGTAACTTTGGTTTCACATATTTGACTGATTCTTTCATCTATTTCATCAATGTCAAGAGGGAATTTATCCATGGAGATGCCACCTGTGCCATCAGATCCAGCTCTTATGGCATCGGCGAATTTGATATGTGTTTCATCATTAACAAAATTATGATAATTTTCGAGTTTAAACCCATGTGTCTCTACTCCAATAGAATTTAAAATATCCACAATAATTTCCTTAATTCCCTGTCTTATTATTTCGTTTTTTTCTGGTGTTAAAAATTCTTGTATGGTGTAGCCCAGCCCTGACCACGGTAAGGAAGTACTGACTGGAGTAATATCCATATTGAACAGCACTTCATCTTTGCCAGGGGCAAATTTTTGTGCAGTAATGGGCAGATCAATTACCCTGTCGTTAATTTTAATTGCTGTTGTTAACTCGTTCATTTAAAAGTATTCCTCCGCTTCTATTGTTGGTAAAATTATATAATGATAAATCCGGATATCCACCTACAATGTCTGGATAATAATCACCCATTGAGTCAAATAGCCATAAACCTCTTGCAGCATCATAATTGGACATGTAGAAATTCCAACCTATCATCTTGAAAGTATCTGAATCATGGTTGATGGCATTGCGACCATTGAATCTTGCTAGTTTAAACCACCTGGCTGCATCTTCATCATCTGTAAGAATCATTCCACCTTTGCCTATTTTAAGATGTTTTTTCACATGAAATGACAGGCAATGCAGCCCACCTTTGTACATACCTTTTGTGAATCTAACTGCACCATCATAGATTGGAAGCGGTTTCAATTGATACACACCTGACCAATTCAAATCTTCAAATTGTACATTATAGCCTGCATGTATGATGGAGCTTGGAACTGATATGTAAGTTCGTTTGGGTATGGTGATTGTTTCAGATTGTTTGTTTGAATACATTAAGCATAAAAAGAGTGCATTCGTACAGCTGTCAACTGATACACCAAATTTTGAACCAGCCCACTGGGCTATTCTCTTTTCAAACAGATCCACCACATCATATGAGTGTGCTAGACTTTCCATGGGCCTTGTTTAATCTCCCCGTCTTCTGTTTTCATTGCTAGAACTGTTTCAATGTGTTCATAGCCATTTTCAATTAATGCTCTCAAGGACAATACATTATTGGGATTAACTGTTGCAAAATGCACTGTTACATCTGGATGATTCCTAAAGAGTTGTATGTGTGTTTGTGGTGTGATGCTCCTTATATCTAAAGGCTCATTTCTTTTCTTTAATTCTTTAAAAGCTTTCTTGAGTAAGTAGGGCAACAGAAAGGTACCATTTACATCGTTCTTATCAATATATATCATGCCTATTAAGAATTCTGCTAAAAATATTTTATATATTTGTTTGTATCTTTCGGAAAATAAAACCTTCAAGTGATCATCAAATGAGGGTATGTGTTCTTGTGTCTTGTATTTGATGTTAACCGTATGAGCTTTTTCCCACCTGTATTTGATCACCTCATAAGTGAACAGCTGATCTGCAGAATCACTTGTGTCGATTTTTTTTAAGCTGACATCGGCCATATGTTATTTTAAAATGAACTATGTCAAAAGCCAGGTTCCATCGCTCTTCATCCATTTCCGCTTTTCTTCGGCAGCAGGTATGGGGTCACTGTTTAAACAAAAGTTGTAATGCATTATGTAACAAGTGTTTTTAATTTTTTCCTTTAAATATGGCACTTGCCACACGCTTCCATTGGGAAAATCTAAAACACTTAAAACCTTACATTTGATGTCCAGTTCTTTTAATCTTTTATTAAAAATGGTCTGTGCAGCACCCTCTTCAATGCCAATTGGAAATTGCTTCAAGTACTCGGAATTGGGGAAAAAGACTTCCCATAATTTTGTCATTTTTTCCGTGTGTGGAAAATAACCAAATGCTCCATTGGGTTCTCCGAACTTGGCTTGGTCTTGTATGCCATAATCTACAACATTCTTTCTGTTATAATCCAGCATTTTAATCCTGCCCTTGACCCTGTTAGGAACAAATCTGTCAAACCGCTTATCGGAGATTACTACCAAATCATTACCTTCCAGAATTTCCTTTTTTAATAACCCCACTGGGTTCCTGAAAAATACTATATCAGTATCTGAGGATATGATATCCAATTTATATTTTTGCTGCAAATAATAGGGGCCTGCAGCTTTGTAGTATTTCTCATTTTCTATCCAATCAGCTCTGCTATTATTGGTAATATTCTTAGCTTCAAGCAACACACAGCATATGTTATGTTTTTCCAGAGCATAATAAGATTCTGTATCTAAACATACTACAATGCTGTTCTTTTCTTCTTGTATGTTTTTTAACGATAGGTGCCAATTGACTGCAAAATCTACAAATTCTTTTGTAACTGTTGTGACAAAGGCATAACCCTTTTCAGAGGGTTTGATTTTTTCTTCTCCAAGATCAAACTTATTGATCATGGTTGTGCAGGACGTTACTTCCTAAGTGCAGCTACTTTTGAATTAAACAGAGCCACTGCTGCAGACTTGACTGCATCTGTTCCTTTGTAGGTTACAGAATGATCATTGTTGAAGGCAATCAATGAACCGAGATTGCCAAGAACTGCCACATATTGACCCTTGTTGATCAGATCACTGGTGCTGTTAGTAATCAGATTCCAGATGAGCTCACACACACCACATTTGTAGCTCAATACATTTGTTTCGCTGCCAAACTCAGCGATCGAATTTTCATAGAAAGATTGTGGAACTAATCCGAAATTATGTACACATACTGGGTGATGCTGATCTTTCCATTCTGCATAATCAATGAACCCATCATTGTTTGTATCTACCACTTCAAAAGGCATGAATCCAGAATTTTCTGTAACTGCACCCAATGAATCCTTCAAGGATCTGGCAGCATAGGTTTCTAAATCTGCCCAATTGGAGATGGCGGAGGCAAGGTGAATTTTTACTTCTGTATCAGTCATATAGTTATTTACACTGCATTATGCATTTTCTACATGTTTTTTTAAAATATCTTTATATATGGGGGTGCTGGCAGCAGTATGTCTGGCCAAAATCCCAACACTTCATTCACAGTGTTTCTGCTCTTAAGATTGTTGTCTATATTAATCTCTTCATTTCGAATGATATCAAGAACAGTATTAATTTCAAAGATACTATCTGTATCTGCAACTTTTTCAGCTTCTTGCTTCTCGTTGTTCAACAATGCTTTGCATTCCTCAGATCTTAATAGAATTCTTTCCTTTATCTTTGATTTCAATGTTTCTAGAATATCAGGATTTGACATACTAAAATTTGTGTATATTAATCCAGGTATTTTGAAAATGTTGTTGTACATAATATTTTCAATGTATCTAACTGAGGACAGTCCAACAGTATTTTTAAGGAAGTGCGGTGTTGTGTTAATTTCAATGGGCCAGAATGTTGTCAGCACCTCCATGTCTTGCAAATCAATTTCTGATAAGATAAGGAAATATTTTTCTGTTATTTCTTTATGCAAATATCGGTTGAAATATCTTGCCATTTTTTTTGCAATTCTGTGAATTGTATTGCGATTGGGGTTGATGTATTCTTCTGGTTTTAAATTGAAAAATCTTAATATTTCAATAAAATTTCTGCGTAAGCAAATTTCTAAGAATTCTGTATTTTTAAATATTTCCTTGTCTTTGGTCTTAATATAAATTTTTTTTAAATATTTTACAAAAGACGTGCTTATGTTGTGATAATCTATTCTGTAAAATTTCTCCAGTGAAACGGTTTCACCGGTTATTGCGTTTTTAAGTATATTATCTTTTTTATGAAAAATTAAAAAATAATCTCCGCCTTCACTGTCATGGTAGAACGCTCTGAGCGAATTGCCAGAATTGATTATCTTTTCAGCTTCTGCTAACACGTTACGGATAGGAAGGTGTTGTTGCACCAACGGCGTTATCACTTGTACACCCAAAATCATTAGTTATGTAAAGAGTATATGAGGTGCCTGTGTACATGATGGGGCTGCTGCCTGAACCAAATGTATAGGATACAGTGGCAGAAGATGAAATGGTGGATTCTAATGCACCATTCCTGTACACAGACATGGTGCTGCCAGTTATGCCGTTGTAAGAACCGGGATTGATGGACACTGTTATGGTTGCACCTGGGCAAGGGGCTGCAGGGTTGGTGCAAGTAGAAGGTTTGGTTGTGCCAGTTACACTGATGGTAGGCTTGGGTGGAGCATACAGGGTGACTGAGCTGCTGAAATTGGTATTGTACCCACTGGCATTGAAATTGAATCCTTGATCATAAAATTTTGCTAACAGGGGAATGGTTGTGCTCGTACTGCAGTTTGTTCCTCCAGGATTGAATGTGTTCTGATATTGTTTGGAACTACCATTATCTGCAACAACAGTTGTGTTGCCAATGGCACCAAACGTAAAGTTTGCTGCTCTGGTTTTAACTCTGCTAAACTTTGATCCTTCACCAGCAAAATTCAAAGACAAAGTAAAATTTTGATTGTAACCTGGTGTGGGGTTGGAATTGGTTAGGGAAGTGATTGATGCAGCTTCAAAATCAGTGAAACTGCCTTGTGTGGAACTGCCAATGGCTAGAGACATGCTGGCAGGTGTTGTGCCAGTGGCAAGGGCCAGCTTACTCAGCTGTAAGGTATAGCCGGGTGAGGCCATGTTAAATTAACTCCCTGTTGATAGTTGCTTAGAGAGGGCATCTACCTTATTATTCAACTCTTTAATGGCCTCTATGAGCAGGGGTACCAATTTTTCGTAATAAACTGCTTTGTATCCATTGTCACGCGTCACAACAACTTCTGGAAAAACTGATTCCACTTGTTGTGCAAGTACACCCACATCTGCACCAGTTTTTTCTATTGCAGCTGCAGCATCATTCCATGCAAAAGTAACTCCATCAATTGCCAATACTCTTGCAAGAGCATTGTCAATGGTAAGAACATTGGTTTTTAATCTTTCATCAGACACTGCACCAAATGCTGTAATATCACCGCTGGCAACAATGCTGCCTTGAACATTCAAGGAACCTGTCATGGTGTCACCTGATCTCAACACAAATGCTGTTGGATAATTTGCATTGATGAGGGTGTATTTTAAGCGCGCTGGGCTGATGCTTGTATCAGTAGATGAACCGGCAAGGGCCTCTGCGTCTGTTGCGAAATTAACTGAAATAGTTGCTAGTGCCATATAGTTACTTATGATTTAAAACATATTTTCCAGAGGATTTTTTATCTGTAAAAGTGTTACTTTGTAGAAATTAAATATGTCTTTGCTGCCCGAATCTCTATCATATTCATTGATATAGCAAACTGTTTGGACGCCCCAACTGCATAAAAGTCTGGCACAATCAGAACATGGCAACAAGGTTACTGCCACTAATCTGGCTTCTTTTCTATTGAATAAACTCAGAAGATTTTGTTCAGCATGAAGTATATACGGTCTTCTTTTGTCCCTGTCTTGCCACACTTCAGCAGACAGATCAAACCCGCTGGCCAATCCATTGTATGCTGCACCCAACACCCTATTATCATGGCTCAATGCTGCAGCACCCACTTTGACATGAGGATCCTGGCTTCTCAGAGATGCTACACAAGCCAGACCCATGGCATATTCTTCCCAACTGAGTCTATTGTGACAATTCATTGATACAGGCTTTAATTTCTTCTTTTAAATATGGCACTGTATAGATCTGCCATCTGCCCTGCAAAGAATCATAGTTCTCTGGTTGATGTCTGTTGTACCAGAATATTCTGAGACGGTTGCATCTCAATCCAGTCATTTGTTCAGTAAGATATGCATACATGCTCAATTGTAAGGCATAATTAAAATACTCTGAATTGGGCAGATGGTCCAGAGGTGATTTGAGCCATTTGTCCTGTTTGAAGGAATTTTCAAATCCTAATTTTTTATTGGTTTTGAAGTCATATATGTCAAAAGTGTCCCCATTAATTGAGATGATGTCAGCAGTACCAGCAATGTTTAAATCTGAATTGTATAATCTTTTTTCAAAGAAATTATGATGTTTTCTATCCACAAGATTGAGACAATTGAACTGCTCCACCACGGGCTTGTAGTCCTCCTCTATGATGGAGCTACTGATTAGATATTCTTCAAAAACTTTGTGAAATTTTTTACCGAAAATAACGCTGTCATCTCTTTTCTTATTCCACATTTCCCTAACTTTATCCACTTGCATGTTGTATTTTTTAGCATACACTTCGCTCATTGCATCAAAATCGAACTCAGGCTTAAATTTAGATAACCATCTGGTCACATTGTAGTAGGGTGCTCTGGTTTTTTGATCCAGATACAGATGCCTCATTTCATCAAAGATGGGTTCTTTGCCTTTGAAAGACTTTTTTATTGGAAACTCAGGCACCAATTAATAATAAAGAAAAAATAATGAAAATCAACTCTTATAAAAAACACATGTGATGGTGTTCTCCATTTTTGTTGTATGGATACACTTTAAGCCGTGTCTTTTCAACACATCCGAAAGCCTATTGAACCATGAATGTGGCACATTCAGCAAGAAGCTATTGTTAGATACGTCCTCATACACATAGTCGCAGAATTCTTCACAAATTCCTTTTATAGATGAGGTAGTTTTCCTCATGCATATATTTATTCTGGAATTATTTTTCTTTTCGTTTAATCAAAATCTTCTTCAACAAAATCAAAATCATTATTTATTTCATAGGGTATTTCTCTATCAATGCATCCGCGAGAAATAATTCCAGATAATTCTAGAAATTGATTCTCTGTCAAATACAAAATACCACTTTCATTACCATCCACATAAACTTTGCAATGGTAATTATTGTTATTGGTTTTCTCTACAACCTTCAACAAGAAGTTGTTCATCTTAATTGTTATTCTTCAAACAAAAAACCTGCATCCATGTTGTACACTTCATTGCTTCTACTGTCTTTTATTGATACAATTTCCTCTTTGATTTGATTGGTCCTGTTGATAGCATATTTATGGGCCAGATAGTGATCAAAAGCAAAGATATTAAACTTTCTGCTTCTGTCACCTGTGACTGACCCTTTGACGTATATTGTAAATTTCTCTTCCACCATCATATAATAGGTAGTGTTTTAAATATATCAAGATATAAATATCAAGTGTTTGAAGACCTTCATGATCAATTGATGTCAGAAAAGATAGAAAATAACGTCAATACTTATCAGAACAAGGTTTACAGAATGATTACTCATTTGAGAAAGAAGAGTAATATTCTATTTATAACCACCTCTAATAGATGGGATAAGCACCCGGAAGATGTGCCCAAAAGTACACAGTTAGCATACATATTGAGAGATTTGTTGCCAGAGAATAATGTGAAAATAATTGACTCAACAAAACTAAAAATTCACCCTTGTGAGGGCAATGTATCTTCAAAAAACGGCAACTCTTGTGGATTAATGGGTGCAAAGATCAAAGACAAAGAAAAAAACCCAACTGGGTATTTGAGGTGTTGGGCCTCATATAATAACAAAGATGATGAGTTGTGGAAAGTGGCCAAGGCTTTGTTTGAGTCTGATGCAGTTGTATTTTTTGCTTCTGTAAGATGGGGACAGGCCAACTCCTTTTACCAAAAACTTATAGAGAGACTTACTTGGATTGAGAACAGACACACGACTCTGAAAGAAAATAATATTGTTAAGAATATAGATGCAGGCATGGTTTTAACAGGTCAGAATTATAATGGAAGGAATGTTATCATTAATGAGAAGAAAGTTTTTGAATTTTTTGGTTTTCAGGTTCCAGAAGATCTTAGTTTTAATTGGCAATACACAACAGATGCTGATTTGGAAACACTTGCCAGCTACAAAAATAGTATTAAGACGTTTGACAAGTTATTCGAGATAGAGTAATTGATTTCGCCCAATATTCATTTACAATTAGATCATGTTAAATGTCCTGATTATAAATGGGGCCATAGGAGGCAGAACAGGCAACACTTCAATGCTTCTGAAGAAAATCAAAAAAATGATTTTAAAGAAGGATGCTGATATAAAGGTAAGAGTGGTGCACTTGAGTCCGTCTTTCTGTTGGAACAGTGTCAAGAGAAATATCAAGAAAGCAGATTGTTTAATATTTTCTTCAGGTACCTATTGGGATAGCTGGGGTTCACCCATGCAGCAGTTGTTTGAGAAGATGACTGTACTTGAGGGTTCAAAATATCTTGTAGGTAAGCCGGCAAGTGCCATTGTGACCATGCATTCAGTTGGAGGCAAAGAAGTGGTGTCTAGAATATTAGGCAACTTGGTCAGCTTGGGTTGTATGATACCGCCATTTGCAGGGTTTGCTTATTCATACGCTGATCATGTTGCACACCAATCCAGAACATCAGGCAAGAGACTGCTGGATGATGTGTGGCACATTCAAGATTTGGAATTTCTGTTGAACAATTTAATCAATGCAGCAAAGATTGAAACTAAACCCCAGTATGAGGTGTGGGGATTTCTTGATACTGCAGCTTTTGATCCTACAACTGTTTGGCTTAAATGATAGTACACTTCACCAGAAGAACTAAAGACTGGCTCTACAAACATCACATAAACTCAGAGGTACTCAGAAAAGAGATCTTCAGACTATGCAGGGGCAAGGATGACAACATTCATCCGCGTGTGGTTATTAACGTGAAGAAGTCCGGGCGCAACAGTGATTTCAATCCATGTGGCAATGTGATTAATATTGGCAGATATTCTGATTCAAACAATCAAAAATTAATTGTGAAGGGGTTTCTCCGAGTTCTAATTCATGAGATTAGACACTTCATACAATACAAAATACACAAGAGAATTACAAACATAGCTTATACCGATTATGACTTCCGTGAAAATAATCACAGATATTTCAATGATCCCTTAGAAATAGATGCCAGGAAATTTGAGAGGAAGCATTTGAATCAATTGCTCAAAAAAATCTACAGCTCTATTGTGTGGCTGTAGGAGCTGCAGGTGCTGGGGCTCCTGCTTCAGGTGCTGCAGCAGTTTCTGGAGCTGCTGGTGCTTCACCTGGAGCCGGTCCAAAGGCTGGAGGAGCACCTGCCGGCACAGCACTGCCTCCTCCACCTGTGAGGCCACCTGGCACAGCTCCTTCAGCACCAGGCTGTTGTACACCTGCTGCATAAACATCTCTCCAATTGGGCCCATTGGCTGCAATCTGTTCCAATTCCCAGCGTAACTCATTGTCTTTTCTCAAGAATTCTCTGTTGGCCTTTATTTCAACGTCACTCCAATCCAGATAATTCTTCTGTGCATAAGTCTTGGAAACACTGTCACCAGCAGTCAGATCATTGAATGCTTTGACTTTGAGTTCTAATTTTTGTGCTTCTCTCATTTCATAAAAATTGGTTGGCACATTGAAAATGAATGATATGTTTTGTTCCTTTAACTCATACTTGTCCCACAATTTTCTCAATTTGAGATGTGTGATGAATCCATTCTTTAGTCCTTCTGCAAAATGCTGCTGCACCCTCACAATGAACTTGGCAAATTTTAATTCTTCCCTGAGAACGCTCATGTCAGGTGTGTAGGCATCGTCTGGATTCAATCGTGTTACTGGCACCTTGAGACTCTTGTACAATTTCTTCACAAAATAAAGCATCTCTTCCATGCCCCAGGCAGAATTTGCACCTTCCAATTGTTGCACTGATGTGCCATCAGACCCTGTTCTCTTGGCAAACCAGAAATTATCCAGAATGCTTTGTGGGTTAAATTTTTTGACTGTGCTGCCTTGATCCACATCAAAGGTCTTTGTGGACCAATATTGCTGCATCAATCTCTTCAAATAAGCTTCAGCCTTGGGTGGCGGCATTGCACCCACATCCACATTGAACACTAAGCGCGAGGGTGCACGAGCCAGTCGATAAATTACAACTGCATCTTCAATCAAGCTGAGTTGACGATAGGCTCTGCGTGCATTTTCAATGAATGGCAGTCTCATGGTCTTGTTCTCATTCCAGATGCCACTGTTGATGTAAGTGATCTGATTGACATCCATGGGTATCATTTCATAGCGAACTATCTTGTTGGGATTGTTGGGATCAAAAACTGGTTTGCGCAACAGATAACCTTTGATGATCATGTTTTGCACATTGCCAAATATAGGATCAATGAATTCAGTGGGCACAGTCACCACTCCCAGTATGCCTTCATCTGTATATTCTTTGTGTATTATGTGTTCAAAGTAAATCTCACCATCAATGAGCAATGATCTGAACAATTCAAAACCTCTTCTGTTCAAATCAAAGTAAGTTATGTATTTCTGAAACTCATCCTCCAGGTTTTGTTTTTCATCCTCTTTTAATTTCATGTCATTGAGTTCCAACAAAACAATTCTGTTGTTGTCATCTCTGTTGACACACTCATCACAAATCTCATCCAATGCATCAGCAACTTCAGAGAATGCCGACATGACTCTGTAATCACGCAACCTGGCCAGTTTGTCATGTTGTATGCTTGCATACATGAACTTGGTGAAGTTGTTATCCAATCCAATGACACCAGTTGGATCAGTGTTGTTGAACATGGTGCTGCTGCTGATGCTGTGACGTGCCAGTGCTTCTGAACGCTTGCTACCAGTGTTTTGAAAATCCTTGAACTTGGGGTTCAATTTGCTTATGGTATCGATGGCCGCATAGCCTTGATAGGGCATGCGGTTGTTGATGAAATTCATTAATGATTGGCCAAACGTTGAGGATCTACCGGCATCCGCATTGGAGTTATCATTCATATGGTTTATTTATTAAAAAAGCTGGTGTATCAACTTTTACCACTTGATTTTATTGTGTTATTCGATTATAATACTAACGGTATAAAGGGTATCTATAATGAGATTAATCAAATATTTTGACGTTCGGTTCACTTTTCCAAAAATTCTATTCATTTATAACAAGGGATATGATGATAAAAACTTTGGATTGCATGTTACTAATCTAGATACAGGTGTACATATGTGTGCATATGATTATGGATATGATTTGAGAATACAATTGTTTGGATTTGGAATCTGCATATGGTGGATGTAGTACTTAAATTCCTACACCTGGTAAATGTAATTACAGCTTACAAACCAACTGCATATTCCAAGCTAATCAGAAGTTCCACGAAACAGAAACATGATTTAATTGAGTCTCACCCTTTCATAAAACAAATTATCAAAGGCACTTTGAATGATGAAGCATATGCAGCATACCTTTTCAACCTAAGCTACATATACAGGGAAATTGAACATAATTTTTATACTGAAATTAATGGCATGGATTTAATTCAAACAAAAAAAATTCTACACGACATTGAATCTTATAAGAAATTTTTAAATCTAAACTCAGATGTATTCTGTGCAAGCTATTACAAAGATTGGTTGAATCACATCAAGAGCAAACCCAAGTTCTTCCGGAAGACTGACCTGTATATCAGATGGTTGGCAGATATGTATGGAGGTCAGATAATCAAAAGAAAAGTAAGATTTGGTACCAAATATGTTTTTGATAATCTGAGGACCAAGATCAAGAAAATCAGACACTTCATTGAACAGGGATTGAACCACAACAACATTCAGATTTTCATTGATGAAATCAACACATCTTATGATCTGCATTACAGGCTTGTGGATCAGCTGTCAAAATATTATCATATTGATAAATGAAAATATCAGCTATAATTGAATTATGATAATTAAAGACATTAAGACATATGATGGTGTATTGTTGCACAGTAGATTTGCTTACAAATATTTCAAGAGTAAAGTTTTACCCATTGGCAACATCATAGCTTTCAGAGGTTCAGCAAATGTTGAAACAGAGGGATTGATTGATCAAGAGGATGCCATCAACAAGGATTTCATCTACAGTGAAGACATGATCCACTTTCTGTATGAAATGCCTCTCATAAAGGAAAGTTTTGGTGCCGTGGCCTATCAGAGACTATTCAACTCCAACGTTGCCTCAATATTGGCCAAGTACTTGGATGCACCCATTGAGGTGGATGGTGATGATTTGATGATTGTCAAAGAATTTACCAAAAACAAAATTACCCAAACCAAGGGAAAATGCAGCGTGAGCATAGTGCATGTCAAGGATGGAGCTGCACTAGGCCACACAGGTATCAATGTGGAAGCCGGTGACAAGGCACCTGCTTTTGCTTACAGTACCAAATTGAATGATGATCAATGCAAGGAATTCATGACCAAGGTTATCGAGCACTTTTACAACATGAATGATGACATCTTCATTGCTACGACAAAAATTATATCTCATTGAACATATTTGACATCATTAATGATGTGGCCTTCTCCAAGAAGATCAGACCCAATTTCAACCTGGAAGAAGAGAAGAACATCCAGCCGTTTCTCTTGAATAGATGGATGTCCATGTTGGATCCATCTGCAGCCCTCATAGTCAATGAAACACTCAACAAATATGGCAGAAATTTAAGCAGTTACGAATGTTACAGATTTCTAGCAAATGTATTGCCAAAATATAAGTTTAAAAGAATAGAATACATCAAGAAGCCCAAGATTAAAGATAGTTGATATAGTAGTATTTACCCATAAATGATTGCATGGGAAAACCAAGCATTGATTCACTACCGGTACAGAAAAGTTTAATTGATTTAAGCGGACTACCAAAGAATACCTTCAACAGTGTGTTGATGGGTTATGATCTGGTGAATGTGTTGGATGATATTCTGTTGGTGGAATTCACAGATTCAACTCACACAGGAAATGAAATAATAAGAAATGGCATTGTGGTGCCTGTTAATGCAGACACAAATGCCTGGAGAATTGGAAAGACCATAATTGCAGGCCCATCCTGCAAGTTGGTGAAGAAAGATGATTACATCTGTTTCCCAAACAACATGGGCATACCAATTGCAAACATAGTTGTGAAGGGATATGGCACACTCAGGCAAGGCATATTTTTAAATGAACAGAGGATATTCGGTATTGTTGAACCAAGAGAGGACAATGTTAATCAATCTAACAAGCCTAAAGTCCGTGCTACAAAATAATGTTTGCGAGATAAAGTTTGTAAGACGTATCCCCAGACCAGGTAGACCTCCATTCAGAAGAATGTTATGTACCACTTCACCTGCAGTACTCAACTCTGTAAATGGCAGAATAACGTTAAACTACAGACCTTCAACCAAACCCCTGAAGTATGATCCTAACCAGAAAAGCCTGGTTATTGCTTGGGATATTTTTATGCAAGATTACAGATGTGTGAATACTAACAGCTGTGACCTCATAACCTCCATACCGGCAGGTGACGCTTTTTGGACTTATTTTCAAAAAAATCTAATAAAATTAACCACTGCACAAAAGCTTGCATTCATGGATTCATAATATGTTATACGAAAAACTAGAAAGACACATGAATGGCTTGCTGCAAAGAAAAATTGAAATATGTCTCAACAATAAAACTCTTAAAACAGGCAAATTGATACTATTTTCGGTAAAAGACTTCTACATATGTTTCACTCTGCTTATAAACAATGTCAAAAAAGTATATGAAATGCCTTATCCGTTTAAATTTGATTACCTGGAACAAGGTGTTACTTTGTGCTATCAAGAAAAACACATAACTTTCAAAGGTAGGAAGCCGGATTTCTATTCGGAGCTCTTCATTGTGAAACCAAATAAATTTTTAAATCAACAAGTGCACATAAAATACGTAGAATAACTCGGTCTCCATTATATAATAATACCAATTATGAGAACAGTACATTGTGAAGTGAAGTTAGACAAAAAGAGGTGCACAGACAAGGATTATTTTGATTCCAAGCTCAAGCAATTTTCCCGTGAAGTGAAGAGAAGTGGTGTTTTGGAAGACCTGAGAAAAAAGGTTTGTTTTCTTAAGCCCTCACAGATGAGGAAGCTAAACAAACAGACAAAACATCTCAAGTGGCGCTTCTATTGATTTGTGTTTCAGAAATTAATTAACTTCTTTCCCAAGGAGTATGCACCTAGTGGTACACAGGTAGATTTGTTAAAACAGATAACTGACAAATTACACAAAAACGAGAAATTTATTATTGTCAGTGCACCTACTGGCATAGGCAAGAGTTTCATACCAGTAACAGTTGGCAACAGCAGCAACAAGCCCTCAGAACTGTTTGTAAAGAAGGTAGATTCCTATGATGTGTACAGACAAGATCATCACGGCAATTATCTACACTCAGTTGAATGTGAATCTGAACCACCTTTTGGTACTTTCATACTAACCATAACAAAAAATCTACAAGATCAATACAGTCAGCTGTTTTCCTATTTGCCTGTTCTCAAGGGCAAGACGAATTACTGCTGCAACATTGATACAAATTATGATGTGGAAACAGCCCCTTGTCTGTTTGTATCAAGATTAAAAGAAGAATGCTGGGAGAAAAGCAAATGCAGTTATTATAACAGCAGAAATGCAGCAATAAAATCCACTGTGTCGGTCTTGAATTACAAGATGTTTTTTTCACTACCATCTCATGTGAAGCGAAAAAACTACATTGTTTGCGATGAAGCTAATGAACTGGAGCATGAAATAATCAAGCAGTACAGTGTTGTCATAGAATATCAGAAGCTTGAAGATTATAAAATTAATGTCAATAAAATATACAATGAAAACTCCAATCAAGTGAGACATTGGATAATGGATTTGGCATTTAAACTCACTGAACAAATAAACCGATCCACTGGAAAAAAAGATAGTAATTTAGTCATGGGTGAGCGCAAGAAGATTATATCTCTAAAAAACCTCTTCAATTCCATAATGACTGTGGATCGCTTCTGGGATCAAATTGAATGGGTGGTGGAGAGAAATGCAAGATTTGTAAAACTAACACCTTTGTCAACTGATGTGCTGGCGCAAAACATATTCAATTATGCAGATCAGGTGATTCTCATGAGTGCAACCATCATAGATCACAAGGCTTTCGCTCAAACTCTTGGCATCAAAAAATATGCCTACATTGAAGCACCGTCCACCTTTGATGCATCAAAGAGCCCCATCTATGTTACCACTAGCAACAAGTTAAATCATAGCAACATTGATAGATGCATTAGTAACTTAGCCAAGAGCATCAAGTCGATATGCAACATGCACAAAGGTCAAAAAGGCATCATACATACACACAGCCTGGACATCACCGAAAAACTCAAGTCACATCTGAAGGATGATGCAAAATTTCTCTTTCGCGACAGAATCACCCCCAATGAAGAAATATTAAAACAACATCTCAACTCACCTGAACCCACAGTGCTTGTGAGTCCATCTCTCACCCATGGTGTTGATCTGAAGGATGAATTGGCAAGATTCTGCATCATTGTGAAACTGCCATATTTGCCACTAGGTGACAAAAGAATCAAGAGAAAATTCACTGTTGACAAGGAGTGGTATGAGAACACCATGCTCAACAATCTTGTTCAAATGTGTGGCCGCACCACCAGAAGCAAGAATGACTTCAGCTCCACGTATTTACTTGACGGCCATGCACCTAGAATAATTACAAACTGCAAGAATAAACTACCCAAATACTTTCTCGATAGAATATATTAATACTTCTGCAGTTGTATTAAATAATAGGCAATGAAGCAGAAATCATTTCATTTTGAAGTAAAAGACCTGTTGGTACAGTTTTTGGCCGCATTTAATGATGTAGTTATCAACAGATACAACAAAAACAGAGAAGCCAAGAGTCAATTGCAGGTCAAATATGTTTATGCTCCCAAACAGAGGGTGTTGTTTGATTTGATAAACCCTGGGCAAAATCTCACCTTGCCAATTGTGAGTGTCACCATCAAGAACATCGCCAGGGACAACGAAAGGGTGTTCAACAAGACTGCAGGTTTTTATGCACCTGGCACACCATACGAAAGAAATCCTGGTTACCTGACAAATTTCTACAGATCTCCAGTACCAGTCAATATTTCTGTGGACATGAGCATTCTGGCAAGATATCAAACTGACATGGATCAAATTTTAAGCAATTTTATTCCTTTTAACAACCCCTACATCATATTGAGCTGGACTGTGCCCAAAAAATTCAATTTACCTTACACACAAGAAATCAGAACAGAGGTGTCATGGAATGGACAACTCAACATGGAGTACCCAGTGGACATAAATGGCAATCAGAAAGCACAGATAGTCGCCAGCACTTCTTTCACAATAAAAGGATTCATATTTCCAATTGAGCAAGATCCTGCCAAAAATATATTCAAAATTGATGTGAGCATGACAGCGGTTTCTGCAGGCTCTGTGCTTGAATATGGCAATTACATTGCTCTGAGTGCTCAAGTCATTACTGCAGATAACACCATATTGTCCAGCTTCTACAATACTGACACATTCTCCATATCTGGCAGACCCACCATCACCAATGTGAATCTTGATCCTTCAATATGAAACAAAAAAATCCACTCATACCGGTGTTTACCATTTATACTGGAGTTTCTGGTCGCAGAATCACCTTGCAAGGTGACATGTTCAAATACAGAACTGATGTTGGATTGTATTTGAGTTCCAGCAGCTTTGATGGATCACAGAAATATTATGATTTATATAGCAATGTGAAAAGCATCAGCTCCAACAACCCCCCATTTAGTGCATACCCTCTGAGCAACTATGACGTTAACAACAATAATATCTTAAACTTTGAAATGCCCGCTAGAACCAGAGCAGAAAAACTGGATATAATATATGCAAATCCTGCTGGTTACATAAAGGCCTCTCAAATGGATGGGTTTACCTTCATTCGTGTTTTAACTTCCTAAATGTGTCAATCTCATGATAAAATGCAATAGGCAGTTGATTTGTCTGTTTATCTAATAAATGTTCTTATGAACGTACAAATGAATGATAAGCTATTAGAGTGTAAGCAGAAGATTGAAGAGATTTTGACTGAATATAGTGCCATACTTGTCCCTGTTACCATGATTTCTGGTGATAGAATAATGAGTCGCATTGATTTGGCACCAGCTGCAGCTAGTTCCAAAGCAAGTGACACTTCTGCTGAAGTACAGTCATAATCTCAGGCGCAAGTACCTAAATAATAGGTATGTATCGTTCATTTAATGATTTCTCCAATTTTACAGCGGCGCTGCCCACTGACAATATCATCATGTTTCGCCCCACAGTGGGCGAATACAAGATCGACTTGTTCACAATTTCCAAAGTATTGTCTGGTGGATTGCTGGCCACACCCAATGTTCTGTATGTAACAACAAGTGGCAATGATATCTTTCCAGGAACAAATGAACAGTTTCCAAAAAGATCAATCAAAGCTGCATGCAAAGTTGCAGCTGATAATCCTTCAACTAAATTTACAATCTTTGTAAGAACAGGTGATTACTATGAAGAGAATCCTGTGTATGTGGCAAGCAACACATCATTAATTGGCGACAATTTGAGAAGAACCAGCGTATATCCCAAGAATACAACTTATGATCTGTTTTGGGTAAGCAATTCTGTTTACATCTGGGGATTCACTTTCAGAGGGCACAAAGGCTATCATACATACGGTACTCCTCCTGTTGCCAGGACACCTGCAGCCATAGCATTTTATGACATAGATTCTGTTGATAATCCCTCCATGTATGCAAAAGCATTTTATACTGATCCCAATGGCAACAATCTGAGCCCAGCTGCATATGTAACAATCCCTGCTTTGAAACCCTTCATTGTGACCAGTCCTTATCCTCAGGGGTGCAGCAGCATAACTTCCTCCACAACTCCTGGCGCCAATGATGCTGGTTGCGGTGTAAGAATTGATGGCAGCAAGGCACGGGGATTCCTGAGAAGCATGGTGCTGGATTCCTACACTCAATTCAATGAAGGTGGCATAGGTGTGCACATCATTAACAATGGATATGCACAATTGGTGAGCACATTCACAATTTGTTGCACAGAAGGCATAAAATGTGAAAGTGGTGGTACATGTTCGATCAACACAAGCAATTGTTCTTTTGGGTTGTCTGGTTTGGTTGCCATTGGCAAATCTCCTTTTCCTGTTTTGTCTGCTACTCTGTTTGCTGCAAGTTCTGCTAATGATGCATATTTCACCATAACAGGCACTGTGTCCAGTGACACTAATGTACCAGTCAAAGAACCATATGTTGGTTTGGTCATGAATCTGTCAGGTGATACCACAGACACCCTGTACACTTTCAGCTCTGCAGCTTACATTTCACCTGGCACATACAGAATATTTGTGGATGATGTCATAGTCACCAATGCACCAGCCAACAGAGCAGTTTTCTTCTACATAAGAAGTCAGATCTCAACAAGTTCACACACCATGGAATATGTTGGATCTGGAACAGTTCTATCACAAGCAGTGCCAGCACTTGGTGGATTATCCAAAACAGAAAATCAGGCTTGTGCAGCAGATGGAGGCAAAGTGTATTTTACTGTGACTGATGAGAAAGGTGATTTTAGAATTGGAAATGATTTGACCATAGTGCAATCCACTGGAACCATTGAAGGGGATGCATTTGAGAAGTCATTATTTTCACTTGTAACACCATTTGTCATGACCATAGAAGGATAAATAGTATTATGGCAAAAACGCAATTTAATGTTTTCAAAAGACTGCAGTCAACTCTGGGCATTACTGATGCTGATCTGTACAAAGCACCTGCAGGCAAAGCTGGTATTATTCTGACTGCTCAGGCAGCCAACATTGGTGCAGCAACCAAATCAGTCACAATGTCTATATCTGCTTCAGATGGAATAGTTACTGAGCTAGGACAATCAATTGCCATACCAGCCTATGATTCACGCAGTTTAATTCTGGGTAAAATAGTGATGACAGAAGGTGATACACTGCTTGGCAGAGAAGATTCAAGCTCCAATGAAGTTAAGTTGACCATAGCATTACTAGAAACTGTAAACTCATAATTTTTAACATAAATAACCTGTGAATCAGTCACTTGAGTTATTATCGGATCGTGCCCAAGTAGTTGCACCGTTAAATGTTACTGCTGATAGATATACCTTTCTAGGATTGGATCAAGCTGAGCCCAACCTGGGTGTTGCACCCACATCTGCATATGTGTTAGCAACCAATGAATATGGAGTAAGAAGATGGGCACCATTCAATGATGTGGGTGTGGTTGGACCCACTGGACCTACAGGTGCCACTGGTGCCACTGGACCCACTGGTGACAGATACACCACCATCTCCACTGATACATTTGCCATACCGGTAACTTTTCCCTCGTATCTGCAAATCAATGTGGAGCCGTTGTTGGCTTACATACCTGCTCACCGCATTCTTGTTGCCTATAATAGTAAAAATTATTTCACAGGCACAGTTGTAGATTACAACAACATTTCGGGATTGATGCAATTGAGTGCACTCAGTGCAGGTCAAGGATCTGGCACTTACAGCTTCTGGGAAGTGAGTCTTGATGGCTCTGTGGGTGGTCCCCAGGGCTCCACTGGTGCAACTGGTAATCCTGGACCAGTTGGTGCGTCATATTTCCCCAATGCAATTTCTTACTACTACATTGAACCATCTACTGCCACAGGCAATGCAATATCAGGCAGTGATCAATATGGCAGAACACTAACATACAATGCATTGTTACCCAACAATGTGAATGTGTACAAGAATGGATCCAGACTCACCAACAACGTCAGCTTCACAGCCAACGATGGTGTAAATATTTTGCTAGCCAGCAGTTTGATAGGTTCAGATAAAATTGAAGTGGTAGTAGTTTCTGGTAGCATTGATTTTAATCCTGATATCTTCACCAGAAACGATTTGCAAAATTTCCGATACACTGTAGGGTTTGATCCTCTCACTTCCATACCCACTGGTTATTACACAGTGTCAGGATTTGATGATACCAACAGACTCCTGGCTTACACCCCAGGCAGTATCAGCTTGTATAAAAATGGCTCTCATTTGATTGATACCCTGGATTACACTGCAACAAACGGTTACACCATAACTTTGAGTGGCCAATTGAACACAACAGATGTTGTGAACGTTCTTGTGTTGAGTGCATTTAATTTTGCCCCTTACAAAGTGTACTATGTGAGTCAAGTTTTGAATTACTTCTACACGGTGCCTACAGCTGGCATACCAGTGGGAGCAGTGGCCATAAGTGGTGTTGATACATATGGCAAAACGTTGGATTATTTCCCTCAAGCAGTGGATGTGTTTGTCAATGGTGTCAATCTGGTCAATGTGGCTGACTTTGCTGCTACAGATGGCAAAAATGTCATATTGAATGTGCCTTTGCTGTATGGTGACACCATTCAAATTAAAACATTGAGTGCTTTTGGCACACAGCCAGCTGGCCCCACAGGACCCACTGGTGCAACTGGTGCCACTGGTGGAGAAAGATACAATGCAACATCATCCTCCACAGTCACCATACCCACAACCATAAACAAATATGTATCCTTTGCTCTGAATGAAACGAATCTTTCCTACATTCCCTCGCAAAGTGTGCTGGTTTCACATGACCTGTACAACACCATGTATGGTCTCATATATGAGTATTCAACTGCTACCAACACATTGACTGTGTTGGCACTCAGCTCCGTGGGCGGTGGTGCCACATTCAGCAATTGGGCCATCAATCTCAATGCAGTGGCCGGTCCACGTGGTGCCCAAGGTGACAATGGTGCCACAGGAGCCACAGGTGCCATTGGACCCACTGGAGCAACAGGCCCGGTAGCAGGTTCCAACAAGCAATTCATATACAATGCTGCAGGTGCTCCTGCAGGTGCTGCCAATTTAAATTATGATGGTGGCTTTGTGGGTGTGGGCATCAGCACACCACAATCATTGTTGCATGTGAGAAACACATCTGCAAAAGCAGGTGGTGCACATATGCTCTTGGAAGCATACTCCACATCTTCAGTGAACAATGATGCAGATGTGGTGTTGATTGAATCCAGAAGAACGGACAGTGCTGCATACAACATTTTAAATGTAAAGAATGCTGCAGGTGCCAAATTGACTGTGGGTGGCAATGGTGATGTGCGCATTGCAAACAATTTGACTGTTGTGGGCGATCTTACTGCTCTGGGAAATATTTCCTATTTTGAAACCAAAATAATAACATCCAGTGCTGTGGTCATAGTGAATTCTGGCACGGGGCCTGCATTGTCAGTGACACAAACAGGTGCACAGCCAGTGGCCACTTTCATAGACAAAGAGTCTGGCCCTGCTCTGCACATTGCTGACACAGGTTTGGTGGGCATAGGACTTTCTGCACCATCTGAAAGATTGACTGTGCTGGGCAACATATCTGCTTCCAACACCATAACAGGTGCAACATATGTGTCTGGTGGCCAGGAATTGTTTGGGCTCATCTCTAATTTCATATTGCCAGTGGGTGATGACAAAGTGAAACAAACACAAATTGCTGTGTTGTCCACTGCACAAGAATTCACTGCATTCCATGGTGTGAGTGCAACAAAATTGGACAATTCCACAACCTTTGGTGTGGGTGATGTGTCGGCCAACTGGAATCTGGACACACAACAAGTGGCTATATTCACTTTGAGCAGCTCACCAGTTTATCTGAGGAATCCAACCAACATGAGACCCGGTGGCACATACATGTTGATTGTGAAACAAGACAGCACAGGAGGCAGAGTGTTAAACTTCCAGTCCAACTACAAATTCATCAACAATGTTGCACCAACTGTCACAACAGCACCATCTGCTGTGGACATCTTCAGCTTTGTGAGTGATGGCAGGTTTCTTTATGGTGTAGGCTCCCAAGGATACATCTAATATGTTTCCAGTTTTCCCGGTTGCCTTCAATTCAAGCCAGGCATCTAATGTGGCCAAGTACTCCCTTCGTTTGGCCAGCAGCAATGGTGATGGCACAGGAGCTGCATCAAATTATTTGTCCAAAACTTTCACAGTGTCTGGTGATTGCAAGAAATGGACTTACAGCACCTGGTACAGACCTGCTGTTTTCACAAGTCACCGACTACTGCATGCAGGGTTGGATAACAACAACAGAGTGATAATAAACAACACCACCACTGGTTTGGGTGTGTACTATGTTGCTGCAAGCACCACAACCACTTTGTTGATGACATCTGCTTATTTCATGGATCCTACCAGCTGGTATCATGTGGTAGTTAGTTTTGATAGCACACAAGCCACTGCATCCAACAGATTAAAATTGTATGTTAACAGTGCAGAGCAAAACGAACTCAATGTGGACCAGAGAAGCAGCATCACCAACACCTTTTACTATGTGGGCTCAGCATGCAAGCACCACATTGGTGCAGACTTGGCCGCCACCTCTTTCAGTGATTGCGCATTGACTGAAACAACCTTTGTGGATGGATTGCAATTGACACCTTCTTACTTTGGTGCATATGACAATGGCAACAACACCTGGATACCAAAAAAATACAATGGTAACTTTGGAACCAATGGATTTTATTTGAACTATCAAGATTTTTCCAATGCTGGCAAGGATTCATCAGACAAAAATAATAATTTTACTGCCAACAACACCAACACAACCAGTCCCTTGTCTTCCATTTTGAATGATTTGACTGTGGATGTGCCAGGCAATTTTGGTCTTGACACAGGCAAAGGTGGTGAAGTCAGAAGCAATTACTCTGCACTCAATTATTACAACAAACACTCCACAATTTTCATCAGAGATGGTGCGTTGAGTGCCAGAAGCACCAACATAGCATACTGGAGATCTGCAGTTGCCACCATGGGTGTCAATTATGGCAAATGGTATTGTGAATTTCAATGGGTCTCAGGCAACATGGGCAGCAATGGATTGATGATTGGCACCGTGAATGAAACTTTCAGCGCATATGAGCCAAGTGCCACTGTTCCCATTTTATTCCCAGGATTCCTAACCAATGGCTATGGTTACTATAGCTTTTACGGAAACATATACAGCAAGGCCATTGGAACAGCATATGGTAATGCATACAACCAAGGTGACATCATAGGCATGGCCATGGACATTGACAACAGGAAAATATATTTCTCCATAAATGGTGTGTGGCAAAATTCTGGCAATCCAGTGAATGGCGCAAACCCTGCAGCTGTGTTGCCTGCCACCAGTGGCACCTGGTTCCCTGCCATGGGAATGTACCAGGCACAAGAAGCAACAGTAAACTTTGGTCAGAGGCCATTTGTTTACAATGCCCCTGCAGGATTCAAATCTTTTTGCACATACAATTTGAGTGAACCTGCAATCAAAGTGCCTGCACAATATTTCAAAGCAGTAGACTATGCAGGTTCCAATTCTTCCATCAATGTAAGCACTTCTTCTTTTGCCCCAGATCTGGTGTGGATAAAGAACAGAAGTTCCACCACCAATCATCTGCTCATGGACACCACCCGGGGAGCTGCATCTGGTCTTGCCAGCAACAGTGCAGCTGCACAAACCAACCTGTACAATTTCAGCTTCTCCAACAATGGTGTGAACATACCCACCGGCAACAACATTTACAACAATTTGTTCAACAATTATATTTCCTGGAATTTCAAAGAAGGCAGCTTGCCTGGATTGGATGTGGTGACTTATTTTGGCACAGGGGTGAGCTCATTGAATGTTGCACATGAACTGGGCAAAGAACCTGGTGTCACCATCATCAAGAATCTGTCTGGCAGCAACACCATATGGTCCATGTGGCACAAGAGCACAGTTGCACCATTGGGCGGTCTGTATTGGCTCACCCTGAACAACACCAACTCAGCATTCAATGCAGGTGCACCCAATTCACCCAACTCAGTCATAGCTGGCAATCCATTAGGCAATACAGCACCCACCAGCACCATGTTCAATGTGGGCAACAATGTGAACCCTGCAGGCTACGGCTTGATTGTGCCCAACAGCATAGGTGGCACCAACTGGGCTGCACAAAGCACCAATTTAACAGACATACCATACATAGCCTACTTGTTCTCAGAGGTGGATGGGTACTCCAGATTCAATTGTTACACAGGCAATGGTGTGTCCAATGATGGTCCCTTTGTGTGGTGTGGGTTCAAACCTGCATTCATCATGGTGAAACACTTTGCAGGCAATGTGGCAGGCAATTGGGCCATGTATGACAATGCCAGGTGCAGAGGAAATGCCAACAATTTTGTACTATATGCCAATTTAGCTGCACAGGAAACTGCCTATGGCACCAGTTTGAATGTGGACATACTCAGTAATGGGTTCAAGATCAAAGGGACAGACAACAGCATAAATGCAACAGGCAATGCATATATTTTCTTAGCTTTTGCTGAATTACCTGCTAAGTACTCCCTTGCAAAATAAATAACAAGTGAGCAAAGCACGCAACATTACGTTCTTGGGATCAGGACCAGGACCAAACAACAGCTTAATTGTTTCTCAAGGAGTTACAAACAACCCGGCATACAGTGCTTCCAACATTGCAGGGTGGGATGCAACATACACATATGTGAAAGAAAACAGTGGCACTTGGGGTTCCAACTTGTCAGGTGCACTTGCATTCAGTTCAGTTTCTGCCAAGTATGATTCTGCTTATCAAACATTGTGCAGTTTGAGTGCCAATTGGCAAAGCACTTACACCTCCGTGAGTGCAAACAGTGCCAACTGGCAATTGTCCTACACAGGTTATGTGACCAACAGCTCCCGATGGGATTCCACTTACACCACCGTGAGTACATACAGTGCACAATGGGACAGCAATGCAACCAACTACATAACATACAGTGCCATATATCTGAGTGCCCTGACAACCCTCACTGCCAACAGTGCCAATTGGACCAGTGGCTACACAACATTGTGCAGTTCCAGTGGCAACTGGGATTCCACTTACACCACCGTGAGCGCATACAGTGGCACATGGAATGTTACCAATTTATTCAATGAAAATAGTGCCACATTCAATTCCGCATATGCCACAGTGAGTGCCTTGAGTGCCAATTGGCAGTCAACTTATGGCACTGTGGGTGCATTGAGTGCAGGATGGCAGACTGCATATGTGACAGTGAATGCTGCAAGTGCCAATTGGACCAGCACTTATGATACTGTGAGTGCATTGAGTGCCAATTGGACCAGTGCATATGTGACGGTGAATGCTTCAAGTGCCATGGCATTCAGTACTGTGGCTACTGTGAGTAGTTTGAGTGCCAACTGGCAGTCAACTTATGGCACCGTCAGTTCACTGAGCGCCAATTGGCAAAGCACTTATGGTACTGTGAGTAGTTTGAGTGCCAATTGGCAAAGTACTTATGGCACTGTGAGTGCACTGAGTGCTGGTTGGCAGTCAACTTATGATACTGTGAGTGCATTGAGCGCCAACTGGCAAAGTACATATGTCACAGTGGGTGAATTGAGTGCCGGTTGGAATGCAGGCACTTCTGTAGCAGCATACAGTGCCAATTGGCAAAGCACTTATGACACCGTGAGTGCATTGAGCGCTAATTGGACCAGTGCATATGTGATTTCTAATTCCCTAAGTGCTGGCACCAGTACCTTTGGTGTAGTTAGTAGTTTGAGCGCCAATTGGCAAAGCACTTATGGTACTGTGAGTGCATTGAGTGCCAATTGGAATAGCACATATGTGACGGTGAATGCTTCAAGTGCCAATTGGAACAGCACATATGTGACTGCAAATGCATTGAGTGCTGGTGGTTTCAGCACTTTTGGCACAGTGAGTTCCTTGAGTGCAGGCTGGCAAAGTACATATGTGACTGTGAATGCTGCAAGTGCCAATTGGTCTGGTACATATGATGCATTGAACACTCTGAGCGCCGGTTGGCAAACCACTTATGGTGCAGTGAGTGCATTGAGTGCCAATTGGCAAAGCACATATGTGACTGTGAACACCAACAGTGCTAGTTGGACAAATCTACTCACAACACAAAGTGCCAACTGGCAAAGTGCATTCAGCACCATGACTGCCAGCAGTGCCAACTGGCAAAGCACTTACACCACCGTGAGTGCAAACAGTGCCACATGGAACTTGTTGCCTTATCTGGCCACCAATTTGATAGTGATGAGTTCTGTGAACATCACCAACACTCTCAATGTGAGCAGTGGCACCATCATCACCAATTCTCTGAGCACCAATTCATTGAACTTCACACAATCCTATGGCACTGCAGGTGCACTGGCCAACACATACATCACTGTGAATGTGGCCGGCAGTTCATTAAAAATTCCACTGTACTATTTTTAAACATGAGCAGGTCCTACAATTTACTTAAATTCTCAAGTGGATTAGGACAGAACAACACACTGTTCATATCTGACACTGGCACTGGTGCATTGGCTTACTCTGCCAGCAACATTGCCAGCTGGAATTCCATGACTGACACTTTCAATCAATGGAAAGACACACTGGTCATATTGGTGAGTGCTTCAACACAATTCAGACAAAATTCTGCAAAATATGAAGCCACATATGAAGTGTTGCAACAACTCAGTGCTGCATGGATGTCCACCAACAGCACTGTGCAAATGCTCAGTGTGTACTGGGACAATGCAAAATATTTGAATTTGAATTATGACAACACTTACAACACAGTGAATGCACTGAGCACTTTCTGGACCTTCCTGGGCCCAGAAGGCACCATATACACCATGGTGTACAACAACAGCTCCTACTGGCAAGCAGTTTCAGCATTTTTTGAAACTGCATTGCCATCCATTTACAATGACACCTACACCACCCTAAGAACCAACAGTGCCACTTATGTGCAACAAAACACTGCTGCCAAGGTCATTTATGACCGTTACAAGAGCACCAGTGACACTGTGAGTGCTTTGAGTGCCAATTGGCAGAGCACATATGAAGCAATCAAGCTCCCTGCTACTACTTCAATAGTGCACTACCCTGCACAATTGCATGCCACAGGTCGCAACGATTGGGGTGAACTCGGATTAGGTGATTATACAAATAGAAACACCTTCACTGCATTGACAGGCAACTGGAGCCAGCTAAGCCCTGGGTATATTCATACAGTAGCATTATCTGCAGGTACAAACAAATGGTTTGGTACAGGTGCTAATTATTATCCTGATTTTAGTATAGTTGGATCTTACGGATTGGGAGAGGAGGAAAAATCGAGTGTATTTGTCCAATTAACAGGTGACTGGAGTCAGATGATCGCCGGCATCAATTTAACAATGGCACAGTCAGCAAATACAACTCAATGGTTTGCAACTGGTTTTCTTTATGATGGACAGTTTGGAATATATTTTACACCATTAACAGGTAATTGGGATCAGATGGTACTTGGGAAAAACATTGCTAGTAGTATTTACACCATGGCCTTATCTGCAGGTACTGACAAATGGTTTGCTACAGGAGAAAACAGTGATGGTCAACTGGGGTTAGGTGATAATACAGGTAGAAATACCTTTGCTGCATTGACAGGCAACTGGAGTCAGATGGTTTGTGGTGGCGAGCACACCATGGCCTTGTCTGCAGGTACAACCAAATGGTTTGGTACTGGTAACAATACACCTGGGTGCTTGGGGTTAGGTGATAATACAAATAGAAATACCTTTGCTGCATTGACAGGCAACTGGAGTCAGATGGTTTGTGGTTATGATTTTTTTGGTACAGGGTCTACCATGGCCTTATCTGCAGGTACAACCAAATGGTTTGCTACAGGATACAATGAATATGGTCAATTAGGATTGGAAGACAATACAAATAGAAATACCTTTACTGCATTGACAGGCAACTGGAGTCAGATGGTTTGTGGTTTTAGAGCTACCATGGCCTTATCTGCAGGTACTAACAAATGGTTTGCTACAGGAGACAACAGTAATGGTCAACTGGGATTGGGAGACAATACAAATAGAAACACCTTTACTGCATTGACAGGCAACTGGAGTCAGATGCTTTGTGGTGGTGAGCATACCATGGCATTGTCTATATCCGCAAGTGCTATGATTTCTAGCGACAGCGGCAGTTTGAGTGCCTGTGTGCAGAGTGCATATGGCACAGTGAGTGCACTGAGTGCTGCATGGCAAAGTGCATATGGCACAGTGAGTGCACTGAGTGCTGCATGGCAAGGTGCATATGACATTGCAAATGCATTGAGTGCTCGTGTGCAGAGTGCACGAGACACAGTTGATGTTCTGAGCGCCAATTGGAACAACACTTATGGTGCAGTGAATGCATTGAGTTCCAATTGGACCAGCACACATGGCACAGTGAATGCTGCAAGTGCAATTG